ATGTTTTTATATGAACCTGTACCTGGTGAATATATAGAATATCATTATCATTACAAAGGACGAGTTATAAGTTTTAGATCAAGATATATTGCTAAAATAATAGATTATGGAAGATGTTATTTTAATAATGGTATATTTAGTTCTCTAGATATTTATCGTTTAGTTTGTTCTAATGCAGTGTGTACTAAAGACATTTTTAGTGAAAAAGATAATATTTGTGGCGAAAAACTAGGATTTCATATGTTTGAACCTCCAGATAAATTTAATGGTCATTTTATAAATTCATCAAGAAATCACCCATCACATGATTTACTACTATTGGCAGATATTGCATCATATATATTTGATTTGGGCATTGGGACAAAAGATATGCAACGCAAATGTGTTAAAATCTTTAGCACTACAACTCCACATGGTACATCAACTATAAATGGCGAATCTGTTTTATTTTTATTGAAAAATATATTATATACAAATAGTACTGGAACTCCACCAGTTGATAGAACTGGATTGTCTATGAAACCTTTAACTGGAAGAGATACTGATTGTCTAATAATTCCAAGTAAAAATGCAAAAATTGTTGGTAAAATAAATAATATATCAGATGCAATTGAAGTATTAGCATTATTAATAGAAATCATACCGATTAATGAGTTTGAAGAATTTAAACCACCTCTAAAAAAAATAGGCGATCTCATTATATATGGAAAAGATACAGAAGGAAATTATAGAGATATGGAATTTAGAAAAACGACTGTTCCAACACCAAGTATGGGAACGAGACCACCACCAAGTATGGGAACAATACCACAACAAAGTATGGGAACGAGACCACCACCAAGTATGGGAACAATACCACAACAAAGTATGGGAACGAGACCACCACTAAGTATGGGAACAATACCACAACAAAGTATGGGAGTAAAGTTACCAGGACATATTCCTAGAGAGGCAACTGCATTTACGCGTAGTTTTGTTCCAAAAAAAAGTTCTTTTTATGGAGGAGGTAAAAAGAGTAGAAAAAGAAACATTTAATTAATAATAAATAAAAATTTATTATTAATATGAAAATATTTTATTAAAGATTTAAACAGTGGTAGGAGCAACCACTGCCTCCACCTTTGGGGTCTTGTAGAAATGAGGACTCATATATCGTTGAAGATTAAAGTAAGTCAACTCCTCTCCCTGTTGGAGCTTCAAAAGAGCAAGAAGCTTTGAATCAGGATTAATCTTTCTTCCATTATCACTATCCTGAAGATTGTTGGCGCGGATATAAGCGTTGATATCACGAGTCACAGCAGTTCTTGCCATCTCAGTTCCAGATTCCTTTCCAAGAAAGGTTGCCAACTCGTCACTAATACGAGTGGGCTTCACAAATCCACTTGGAGAACGGTTAGGATTTCCATTTCTCTTAACACGTGAACCCTTCTTTTGGGCATTCTTCAAATCACGAGTCCACTTCTTCTCCAAGACACGGAATTCGGTCTTCAATTGAGAAATCAAGACACCCAATTGTTGAAGCTTAGAGAAAAACTCCAATGATTGCTCAACAGGTAGGGTACTGATTCCATTCTCCAAAACAATATTCTCTTCAATCACATCGGAAAGAACCACTGGTTCTTCCTTAGGAAGAGGTGTCTCAACAACAACAACCACCTCTTCATTAACCTTAGCAGACTTCTTTGCACGAACAGTCTTGGCAGGAGTTACAACAACTGGTTCAGTAGTAGTTGTAATATTTTCAACAACAGGAGTTGATTCAATTGCTTGCTTGGTTGCAGGAGTCTTTCTGGGCATTTTATAATCTATCTAAACAATTTCTTTTTAAGTGTTTTAACGCATAAATATATATTATTTTGTTATTGATGACAGATTATAAATAAATTTTATATTTTATAATTTTATTAAAAAAAAATAAAATTTATAATAAAATTATAAATTTTAATAATAAACTACAGATTGATGCAACCATGATAAACTAGAAGCAGCAGTTGGTGATACTAATGTTAACGCTGCTAATATATAATAACTTCCTAAAGTTTTATGGTCATTATCAATCCCTAAACAAACTAATTTCTCTATAATGTTTAATATTTTAGATTGAACGATTAATATATTTGATTCATTCATAATAACTGTTCTATCATTACTTGAAAATAAATAACCTCTTTGAGGACAAATATTCATTTTTGTTTCGTCAGATAAATTTGCTCTATAACTCCAGATATCATATAATTCTCTATAAAATCTAATTAGTTGAGTTCTAGATAGAGAAAGAAACCAATTTGGATCACTATAATTTCCTAATGAATTAATATGTTGAAATAAATCCAATGTTTTCAATTCAACTTTTTTCTTGTTACTTATTTCACAATCTATATTTTTAATAATAATATTAATTGGCATTTTGATAATTTTACAAATATTTATAATATGTATAATATTATTTATAGTATTTTCATGAATAGGTTGTCTTGTATAAGGATTTGTTGGTGTTTTTGTTGATTTTTGAATTAAATTATAAATAGAAATAATATTAAATCCATATATTTTTCCATCATCATCTTCATAACTAAAAAAATCTAGTAGAGAAATATTTTTTAATTCATCCATTGTTAAAAAATCTTCTGTATTTACACATTTTTCTCTACATTTTAATGCTGGTCCTCTTAATTGAATCATTTTTCTAATCAAATTTCCTCTAAATAATCGTTGGATTTTTATAATATATTTTGAAGAATTTAAAAAATAATATAATCGGTTAATTAATTCATTTTTATTTCCAGTGAGTTTTAATTTGTATCTTTTTAATTGTGTTTTAAGAAAATGATTTGAATAATTTATATTATGTAAATTTTCATAATTTGTTAAATCAATATTTTCAGTTTCATATTTTATATTTGTTTTACGTTGTTTCAGTATATCATCAGTAATAGATATTGTGTTAAAATCTTCTATTTTAAACATTTCCATTTATATTATAGTATAATATTTCTTTTTGAATATTTATTATAATATATAAATATTTTTTTGTAACAAGACCATTTACCATATCTTTTTTTTTATAAAATAAAAAATTGATTTAAAAAGAAAGTATTATAAACTAATCATAAAAGAAGCAAATGGCAGACACTCTTATTGAAGCAACTGAATTTAAATGCGAGAATATCAAGTATAGTTCACCAAAAGCAAATGCTGCTGGTGGAAAAGCAGTGAATATTTATAATAGACAAACCAATTCACGATTGAACCTATCAACACCATTGATGTTGACATGGGGAGCATCTGATTTTGTGGATCCAAAATCAGGTGAAGGAAATGGAAAGTTTGAAATGACACTACAATTTCCAACAGAAGAATATAATAATGATGAATTGAGAAAATTTTTGGATAATATGAAGGCATTTGAAGAAAAAATAAAGAGTGATGCATTGAAGAATTCAAAGGATTGGTTTGGAAAAATTCATAAATCATCTGAAGTAGTTGATGCTCTATACACACCAATGTTGAAATATAGTAAAGACCCAAATACTGGTGAATATAATTATTCTAAACCACCTTCTATTAGAGTGAAAATTCCTATTTGGGAAGGTGTTTGGAAATGTGAAGTGTATGATGATGATGGGGTTTGTTTGTTTCCAAATACAAAGGGAATTACACCAGTAACATTGATTCCAAAAGCAACAAATGTAAAAGTGTTAATGACGTGTGGAGGTATTTGGTTTGCCAATGGCAAATTTGGTGTCACTTGGAAATTGATTCAAGCAATGGTTCAAAAGCCCAGAGCACAATTGTCTGGTAAATGTTATTTGAAACCACAACCAAAGGACGATAGACCACCAACTCCTCCAACAATTGTTGAAGAATTGGAAAAAGAAAAAGAAATTGAATTGAGTGTGGCAATTGAAGAATCTGATTGTGATGAAGAAGATGATGTTTCAGTAACTAGTAATGTAGTAACAGATGTTGTTCAACCAAATGTTGTGGTTACAACAACCGAACCTGTAAAAAAGGGTAGAAAAGTTGTAAAGAAGAAATCTGGTGAAGTGTAAATATAATCATATTCATAATAACAATAATATAATATTTATTTATTAATAATAATTTTTTAATTATTATTAATTTTTTTCATAAATACATATTAATTCGTAATACTTAAAATTAAAAGTTCTAATTAAATCATAACATAATGGATGATATTATTGATATTTCTAGTTTAAGTGAAAATTTAGATAATGTTTCACCAATTAAATTATCAAGTAGTTCATGTGGTGGTGGATTAGAGTTATTAATGAATGAAAAAGTAAAAGATAGTTCAAAAAATATAGAAATGGAAGATATTCATAATTTAGAAAATGAATTGAATAATTTAACAGAAGATACGATTCATATTGGTAATGAAAAAACATTTAATTTAAAAAGTGATTTATTCAATACAAAATCAATAAATACTTCTCATGTTAAATTTGAAGATAATAAAGAAGAGAATATAAATTTAGGTAAATCAACTGCTTCTACTGAAACTGACAATAAAACTTGGGATGGATTTACAAAGTTTAATAATATACCATTAAATCCTGATAAACAAATACCACAAACTCCTCAAATGTCAAAAGAAGAATTGTTAAAAGAAAAGTTTAAATTCTTACGAAAGTTGGAATCTTTAGAAGCGAAAGGTGTTACATTGACGAAAAAATATACAATGGAATCTTCTTTAATGGAAATGCAAGGAGAATATGAAATGATTATGGAAGAAAAAACCAAGCAAAATTCTATTAAATTTCAAGGAAATATGCTAATGGCTTGTATCAATGGAATTGAATTTTTAAATAGTAAATTTGACCCATTTGATATTAAATTAGATGGATGGAGCGATCAAGTAAATGAAAATCTAAGTGATTATGATGATATTTTTTCTGAGTTACACGACAAGTATAAATCTAAAGCATCTTTAGCACCTGAATTAAAATTATTATTTCAATTGGGTGGAAGTGCAATGATGATTCACATGACAAATACATTATTTAAATCTTCTATGCCTGGAATGGATGATATTCTAAGACAAAACCCAGACCTAATGAGACAATTCCAAACAGCAGCTGTCAATTCAATGGGACAAACCAGTCCTGGATTATCTGGATTTATGAGTAATGTATTTAATAATGATAGAGCACCACCTCCTCCCATGTCTACATCCAGCAGACCTGGAAATAATTCTAGTACAATGGGTTCTAGTGATTATAGTAGATTCTCTACAAATAAACCTATCTTTGATGATGGAATCAATTTTAGAGAAAATTATGATACAATTGATAAAAGAGTTGAAATGAGAGGACCTAGTGATATATCAGATATTCTTTCTGGACTTAAAACAAAAACAATTAATATTCAAGAAAATAGTGAAAGAAGAGAAAATGATAATAGCACTATAAGTATTGCCGATTTAAAAGATTTACAAAATGATGGCAATATGCCCAAGAGAAGTAAACGAAGACAAAAGTCGGATAAAAACTCAATTAGTCTTGATATTTAAATTAAATAATAAATTACAATTTATTATTTAATATTTATCGTTGATATAAATTTTATCGTTGATATAAATTTTATCGTTGTGATAATCTTGATGACGATATTGAATTGTTAGTTGGTTCTTTTTTATCTTCTTCATTTATTTTGAATAATGTTTTCCATGCCTTTATTATATTACTATAATTTTCTTCACATTTCATCGTCACCTTTTTACCAACTGTAATATCTTTTCCTTCATATAATTCTAATTTAATTGGAACTATATACGCTAATGTATTCATTAACATTTTTTGTTTATCACTTGAACTCGGTTTTTGTAATAAATTATTTAATAATGATTGATTCATTAATTTCTCTATATCTTCTTGTTGAGAACCACCTTTTGTTGGTGGTGGTGGTTCAATTATAATTTTTGTAATATACTCAGGTATTTTATCTTTATCAAACAAGGCAACTTTATCATCATTTGTTAAAATAGTATAATATTTTATTTCACTTTCAGCTGTTACTTCTTCTCTATAAATAAATAATGTTTGCTCATATTTATCTCTTTTAGTTTTTATTTGTAATTCTTTTTTTTTACTATCATAACTAATAACCATAATATTTATTTTATATTTTTCTACAATATCATCTACACGGATATCTTCACTTAATTTGATAACTTGATTATCAAATGTTTTATCTTGTAAACATAAATACCAATTAAGACCATTTTGTATTGCATTAGAACATTTAAAACCATTGTACCCTATTAATTTAAAAGATTCTTTAAAAGAATCAGGTAATTCATCCCTGTTATGTTCAAAATATTTTATTATATTTTTATATTCAATAGATGTTATATTATTTACAAATGGTGTGTCATTCGTTATAGTATTAAAAGAATAATAACATAATTCTTCAATATCAGTTGTAGAGATAGAAGGTGTTAATAATTGTACAGAACGCAAGTACTCATCGTATGATTGCTCAATAGATGATTCTGGTTTTATATATTTTTTTATCAATCCCAAATCTAAATAATATTTATTTTTATCGTCAATTTTATCAGAAATCTTTATTTCTCTATAAAATTCATCATTATATTTGTCAAATGTATATTTTCTTAAAAAAGAAATCATGGTAATTCGTGAATAAATAATAATTAATTCAAAACAAGAATATTTCATATTATTTAATTTAGATTCGTATTCTGTAGCCTTTCCAAGTAATTCATTATATTTATAAAAATTATAAATAGTTTTAGATAAGGTATTACTTAGTATACTTTTAATTTCCGTTGTTTTACTACTAAATATTTTCCAAAATTCCATATCCACAACATAATTTGTATAATAAATAAGAGTGTTATATGATTCCAAAATTGTTAAATCATTTTTTTGATTATTTAATTCATCTTTAATATTATTTTTAATGGAATTATTTTTGTTTATTCTTTCAATACATTGTTCTATTAACCCTTTTGTTTGTTCTATACATTTTTTATATCCACCATCATTATAAATTGTATTATAAATAGTTAAATCAAATAAAATAATTTGATTCATCATTTTTAAGAAAAAATTTTGGTCTGGATTTAATTGAGATGCAATATCAGTTAATTCTTTTTTTTTTAAATCATACAATAGTTTATAAAATTGAATAAATAATAACAAGTATTGATTTTGTTTCTCTATTTTTTGTTTTATCAATTCCAATGTTTTACTACAATTAGTTAAATATTCTTTTTTTTTGTCAATATATTTATCTGCACTTTTTAATGAGGTGTATTGTGATATCAAATTATTTCTTTCATAAGATTTTATTTGTTTTTGATATTCTTGTATTTTATCTTCAAGCGTTTTAATTATATTAGTAATTGATGTAATAATTTCCTTAAATTTATATGTATTATTATAAGATATACCACTTGATTTACATTTATTTATTCGTTGATTAATTGTTTCAATAAGAATCTCAATTGGTTTAAAATCGGTTGGATCAGGGTTATCTCTTTTTTGTATGTTTGCAAGTAAAGTATCAATTCTAACTATAATCTCAGACATTTCATAGTCATTACATTTTTTAATGTTATTCTTATTTTCAAGTATTTTTTTTAATTCTTGAATTTTTTTATTATAAAATTCTATTTCTTGATTATATTCTGACCTCTTTTTATTTGCAATTTCTTCTTCTACCTCATTTGTCTTGGTGTTACCTGTACGACTAGAAATATCATCTATTAATTTTTTTAATTCTGTTTGTGTAGTATTTAATTCATCAAATATTTTTTTTAATCTAGGAAAATTTCCTATTTCTTTACTAAAATCATATCCCAAATAAAATAAACTAACTGAAATGGGGTCTTTTAAAAAAGAAGGAACTTTGTAATTTAAATTAAATGGTAAAAATAAATATTTTGTTGTTAATTTTTCATTCTCCTCACTAAAAAAACTTTGAATAGTGGCAGGATCCATTTTTTTTTCATTTGATATAATATCTGCTTTCATTTGGTCTTTTGCAATTTCTCCATCTCCTATTTCAAGTAATGATTTTCCTTTGATATCTCCTTTTAAACATGTAGGGATTTCTGTAGTTAATTCTTTAAACGCTTTTGCGGTAAATTTTCTCTCTCTTTCATTTTCATACATGGACCGATTTCTATATCCATAAAACCCTTTAGGTTCGCTATCTTCTAGTTGGTTTTTTTTAAGATCATTACTATAAATTAACCAATCTCCATCCATCCATGTATAACTATTGACAGTATATGGTTTTTTATCTATTTCTAAAACATTTCCTGGTTTAAACAAGACATCTAATGTCACTTTGATATTATTATCTATAACTTTATCATTACAACTTTGTTGAATAGTTAATTCTTTTTTATTTGAATCAATAACAATTTTATTTAACAATTCATCAAATTTTTGTTTATTTAAGAAAATATCAATAACTTTACTATTTAAAGCAGTCGTATCATTCGGTTTTATGTTATTTTCTCTAAAAAAAGTATCCTTGTTTATTTTTACCAATGGATTAAAATTCACATAACTACTTGATGTAGTAGGAATGCTCATTTGTGGTGTATATATTTTTCTACCGAATTGATTTGTTTTTGTATAGAAAATAATATTCATTCTTTTTGGTAAATAACTATTATCAAATGATTCTGATGACATATATTCTATTATGATTATTTAAGACATATCATAACTTAAATGTTTATATTTCTCATTTGCATCTTTATATATTTGTTCTTGTTTTTCTTTTTTTGCTTTTTCTAATATTCCAATTGCAGTAGTTAATTCATCTTCAGTAACCAAGACATTATTTGGATGACCCGCTGCTTTTAATTTATGTGTAACTCTACATGAATTTGGAACAATACAAAGATGACTATCTTCATTAAATAAATATTCTGATAATACTACAAAAACAGCAGTTAAAACAAGAGCAGTATAAATATCTCTTGTTGCCATCCACGCCATTGCAAATACTAATATTTGTTTACTTAATGTATATTTTAAGTACTCTTCTGTTGATTTACTAAAGTTTACTGAAATAAATTTTGACCCTACATTTAATAATATCATAATTACACCTGCAAAAAATTTACTATTATTCAAATACATGATGTGATTATGAATAAATTGTAAAGGATGAATATATAAATTAGTATATATTTTTTTTATTGGTTTAGTAGGCGGAGCAATTGGGTAATATGGAATATTACCTCCTTTTTTTAACGAACCTCCTTTTTTCATAGTCATAATATATATATTTATATATATTATAACATATTTATTAGGTACACCTCAATGCAAATAAATAATTATTAGTATTTCATAAAATAATTATAATATTTATTTACTTGTTGCTTGATAGTTCTATAATAAGGTCTATAAAATTTAGTAATAAATCCTTCTTTATGAGCGTTTGAAACTAAATTATTTGTATAAATAGAATATGCAATAAATATAATTATGAATAAAACAAATATAATTAAAGGTAAGTAATGTAATTTAATCTTCATATTTTATAAATATAAATTAATTTAATAGATTAAAAAAATTAATATGATTAAGGAGTATATTTATTTTTTTTAGAATGAAAAAGGTTTAGGTTCTTTATTAGATTTATTGGTTGAAAAAGAAAATAAATCAATTGATTTTTTTGGTTGTAAAAGTTTTTCTATATTTATTTTTTCTGTAATAATATCAAAATTGATTGAACTTGTATCATTTGAATTATAATAATTATCTACATTTTGATTATGAAATGGAATATAATTAGTAACAAGAACATCATTAAAACAAACTAATAAATAAGAAGCCAATATAAATCCTAATGTTTTATTAATAAAAGTCATTATTATTACAAATGAAAATATTAATAATCTTCCTAAAATAGACTGGAATAGACGATTTATAATATTTGATACAAGAAAAATATATAATATTAACAAAATAATTATGAGTTGAAATATTTTTATCATATATAATTAAAATTATAAAAAATCATATTGAAAAATTTAGTGTATTTAATATGTATATTATTATAACAATTATTTTATAAAATGATAAATTTATTATTTATTCAGTTTGTTTTATAATTTATTATCTTAAATTTTATTAAGAGATGTCTTTTGCTTTTTATGCTGCACCTGTTGATAATGAAAATGTTGGAGAAATAAATCAACCTATCCATAGAAAAAAAATATCAAAAACTATGAAAAATTACCCATCTGAACAGAGTTATGTTGAAGATAATATTCAAACAAAAATTAATTACAATAAAGTAAATCAAGTAATGAAAGCAATGAGTAATTTACCTACACAACAAGACGATGAATTAGGTGATTTTAATCCACCACCTCCTCCACAATCATCTGGTGTCCAGGCAACCATTTATAGAGATAATCCACCATTAGACGATAAAGAAGGTTTAACAAATCAAAATCAACCATCACCAAATAAATCATATTTATTTTCACAAATTCCTACACCTACACCTACACCAACACCCAATCCTTATTACACCTCTTCACCAAGTGTTGCTCTAACTGATAATGATTTATTAATGGAAAAAATTAATTACATGATTCATCTTCTTGAAGAACAACAAGATGAAAAAAGCGGAAGTGTGACTGAAGAAGTCATATTATATTCTTTTTTAGGAATTTTTATTATTTTTATTGTTGATTCATTTTATTATGTTGGAAAATATACACGATAATAATTTGAATTGTTGATATATAATCGTTGATTATTATTGTAAAATACCATTATAATTATTTATACATCCAGATATTGCACCTTTTTTTTTCATTTCTAATACTTTTTGTTGAGGTATCTTTTCATAAAAATTATCTTTTAAAACATTGGTTTTACTACCAAATATTTTTTTCCTCTCATTTTCAAATAATATTTTCATATTATCATCTACTCTTTTTATTTTTTTTGTAAATCCTTTGCTAATTCCTTTCCCTTTTTCAAATATTGTATTTTTACAACCTACATTACAATATAATTCTTTACATTGTTTCATTCTTTGTTTTTTTAATGTTTTTGATTTTTTATTAATAACAAAAAGTAAAAAATTTTTTTGATTTTTTAATTTATATAATTCAATGTTTGATATTTTTTTTGATTTCAATTTATCATTTATTACATTTAATAATTTTCTTATACTATTATTTATTATAACATCTTTTTTATTCATGTTTTTTATATAATTATTACACGCCGTTTTTTCACAATTATGACTCATATATATAATCTATAAAAAAATTAAAGTATCATTGGGTTGAAAAGAATGATGGGCAAAGTTATAAAAATAGTATGCCGAAATTACATTAAATAATAATTCATTGAATTTTGAATAAAAATGAATTAATTTATCATTATCTGATGTATTCTCTATTATTAATAATTTATAAGAAGGATGTTTATCAATTAAATCCATCAATGCTCTTTGAAAACCTATTTTAAATACATCTAATGATTTACAACAATTCATAGAAGCATAACATGTAATTATTTCTTCGTTATTATTTTCTAAATATGTACATTGTTTTTTTAAAAAGTAGAGAGATAAAATAGTATCTGTTTGTATTAAAGCATATATAAATATATTTTCTGTTTTTATTAATTCACTTGTATTTGCCAAAGATGTTGAAATAAAAATCCCAAATTTATTATGATTTAATTTAATAAAATCATTGTAATATGACAAATCTTTATGATTTATTTTTATTAATTTTATGTCTGAAGGTAAAATAAATTCATTGGTTTTTTTTATTGTGAATCCATATAAATTATATAAACACAATGGAATAATAGATGTTAATTTTCCTTCTCTTTTAAATAGTGAAACTTGTATTTTTTCATTTAATAATCTTTGATTATAATGATGTGTTTGTATTAATTCTGGAGCAACATTCATCTTTCTGTAATCTTTATCTACGCATAAATAATCTACATAATAAGCGTTCATATTTGCATTTGGATTTCCATTATTAAATATTATTTGAACAGGATAGGATAACATGGTTCCTATTATTTTTTCGTCTTCTTTTACTTTTTGTGTCTTTGTATCCAACAACATGTTTTTATTTTTATATAGAGAAATAAAGATAGGACCTCCATCTAATCCTGTTAAATATGGAAATATATTTTCTTTTCTTGGTTTATAATTTAATTCACTACTTCTTAGAAAATGTTGTTGTATAAAAGAAACAAATCTTTCTTTATTTACATTATTTATTTCTTCTAATTTAAATGTTTCAATATCTTTAAAATTATTATATTTTTCTTCTCTACTTGGCAAATCCAATTGAATGATTCCACAAGGAAATAAATAATACCATAAATCATAAATATGAAAAACAGGTTGTTTTATCCAAAATCTATACTTTACACGAAAATATAATAAAATAATAATTATTGTGATAATTATTATTAAAAATATATATTTTATCATTTAATTTATTACAATTATATATAAATATTAATTTGGTTTTACGAAAATGTATAAATGATTATATTCATAACCAGAACTGATTAAATCAATCACACCATGCAAAATAAATCCTATAGATTGTGCCATTGATACAATATCATTATGTGATGGCATGTACATTTTATGTTCTTGTTTTTTTACCATTCCATCATCAAATTCAAATTTTTCTTTAAACTTGGCTACATTTGTTTTATTATCTAATTCAAAATTGGCAGTATAAGAAAAATGGTCAAACCTAATTTTACTTTTAGTAATTCTTTCTTTTGCATAACGTTGTGGAGAAAATATAACTAATGGATTTGCAGGTGGTAAAATAGGGTCAAACATATCTCTGTCAACTAAATGAATTACTAAATATCCACCAGGCATTAACCAATTCATTGCATTTCTAAAAAATCGTTGTTTATCTTCAATATAATAAATTGTAAAATACATGCAAATAATATGTGTAAATGTTTGATTATTAAATAAATTATCATTTATTGCATTTCCCTTTTTAAAATTTCCATCTGGATAATTATTTTTTGCCTGAATAATCATATCACTTTAATTGTCAATTCCAATTACATTAAATCCTTTTTCTTGTAATAATCCAACATGATGTCCTGTTCCACACCCAATATCTAATATTACACTTTCTTGAGTAGGCATTGTATTATCTATGATTTGTCCTATTTCGTATTCATTTTTAATTTGATTATAAACTAAAGTATCATAAATAGTACTATAAAACCCATCATATATAAAAGGTCCTTCGGAAAAACTAAATGATTTATTATTCTTGAATCCTTCTTGTTTTACAGAAAAAATAGAGAAACCAATTAAAATGATTGAAATCAAAATTAATAATTTAGTCCAAATAGAAAGTTTATTAAATTTAATATTCATGTATTATATATTATTTTAATAAATTTATTTATTTATTATAATGAAATTATTCAAAAACATAAATCTAATCCAGAAAGAAATAATAAATAAAATAAAATCCAATAAAAGAAAATCTAATAAATTATTTATATGAATCAAACTGAAATAAATGATATTAGAGATAGTAAAGATTTTAAAAATGTGACTTTTTCGGAATTTAAAAAAACAGATGTTAAAAAAGAATTGTTGGAATGTTTGATTCAATCAAAAATAGAACAAGCATGTTATTGGAGTGCAGAATTTATATGTGCAGGGCATTATAGTGATTTATGGGAAATGATTCTCTACTTTTATTGCAAATATATTCATTTAGGGAATCCTAAATTGACAATTTATTTAGATAATCGTATAGAATCATTTAAATCCATTTTAAAAAATGGATACATAGGGTATGAACTCAAATTGAGAAATAATGATAAAATTAGAAAATTATTTGCAGAAGTGATTTGTATTATTTGTTATTCAAAAAGAAAACATAGTTTTGATGAAATCAAAGTAAAAAAAGAAGATTTTGATATTTCTTCTATGACTGATAAATTAAAGGCACCTAATATTTATTTTGGTGTCATTATGATGAATGAAGACCCCAAAGAATTATTTATTCCTATTAATGAATTTAGTTATAATATATCCAAAGATGTAAAAAATACATTGTTGGCGTGTTATTGGGTTGAATGGATTATTGAATATGATAATATATGTTATTCTAAAAAAAAAGTGTGTAAATGTGAAAGAAGAGACAATATGCCAGTAGAGAATAATTGTCAAATGGATATTATTTGGTTAATATGGGATGCAATTTTGAGAGAAACTGAATTAAATCATTCTGAATTTATTAAAAGATTAATGAAAAGTTTATTACATTTATATTGTCTACGATATACAAAATCAATTGGTAAAAAAAGAAGATATATTATTTATTTTGCAATTTCTCTACTTACCGAAATTGTACCAACAAATGAAGAAATCATTAAAGAAAAAGAACAAGTTTCTCAATTAGTAGAGAAAATAGACAACATATATATTCAAATTAAAAAAAATGAACGCTCACCAAATACAGATTATTTATTTGCTTCTGTAAAAAAATCCAATTTGGATAAAACAATAGAGAAATTAGAAAAAATGGACTCATTTGGACAAGCATTTATACCTCGTACAAATAATATTTAGTTATATATATGAAAACTAGAAAAAATACTCACAAGAAAAATAAAATTCCTTTTAGTAATTTTAAAGAACAAATTGTAATGAAATTCTTGGTTGTTTTAAACATGACAAAATTATATCATTGGAAAACATGTAATTATGCTGCACATAAAGCAAGTGATGAGTTATACGATGTATTGAATAAAAATGTGGATAGATTTGTAGAAGTAATGTTGGGAAAATTAAATGGAGAAAGAGTGAATTTAGAAAAAATAAATTCAATTCCTCTAATTGATTTTCCAAATGGTTCTCATTTTGATGATGATATGAAAACAGAAATTAATCATTTTAAAAGTTATCTTGTTGATTTAGATAACGAACCTATTCTAAAAAAAATGTCAAATAGTGATTTATATACTATTCGTGATGAAATTTTGGCTGCATTGAATCAATTCTTATATCTATTAAGTTTGAAATAATAATATATATAATAATATATTATTATGGACAATATGAATAAAACAATAATACCTCATTCTTTAACAAAGACCCCTGAATCAAATTATGGTTCTTGGTGGGTATTTATTTTATTTTTTATTTTGTTAGGAATTTATGTTACATGGATAATTAATAAATATTTTATCTCTACACTACCAACAAATAAAGAAGATATTAAACAACCAACAAATACAAATATTCCTTCTGGAACTCCTCCTGAAATATATAAAAATTCATCCAATATTAATGAAAATAATGTTATTTTAAAAGATGATAATAATTTAAATAATGTATTAGATAATAAGCCTCAATCCAATACTACCCCAATTGCCACTGATTCTTATAGCAATAGTCAATTCAATAATTCTTCTAAAACAGGATGGTGTTATATTGGTGAAGAAGGAGGTAATAGAAGTTGTATTCAAGTAGGAGATAATGATTTATGCATGTCTGGAAATATTTTTCCAAGTCAAGAAATATGTATAAATCCATCTTTACGCTCTTAAAATAATTTTTTCATTTATGGGCCATTTATTACCACCTACTGGATATGTTCTTTTTACTCTGGGAAAATAGGTTGGCAATCTTCCAGACCAACATAATAATTTAATTGGACCAGGAACATCTGAACATGTTGTTGGATAACATATTTGATTTCTAGTTTTTTGTAATATTTCTCCAGAACATGGATTCTCTATTGTATTACAAATCAATCTTCCCCCATCAGGTATAATATATACAGGAACACCTGGTTCATCAATTATTGGAGGTAAAATAGGATAATCTGGAGGTTCATCTATTGGTGGGGGTGGTGGTGGAGGTATTGGAGGACCCCCTTCATCTCCTATGGTAGGCAAGTCGGTTGAATCTTCTTTTTTT